AGTAAATTTTGGAAAGATTATAAATGTAACTTACCCGAGAGTTTAAAACATAATTTAAAAACATGGAAAAAGAGGCTTCCAATAAAAGAAGATTTTAACTGTGAGTATAATTTATTTAAGTCTGAAAATTTTTCAATAATATTAAAAGAATTAGATTTATTTGATATAAAATTAATAAAAAAAGAATTTGATAATTTGTCAAAAAAGTATAAAAATTATTTATACGACAGAATTAAAAAACAAAAAGAATGGAATAATAAAGTAGAAACAATTAGTCATAAGAAATATATAAAAAATGCATACAACTAATCATTTTGAAACACCTATTTGGGTAGAAGATAAACCAGAATTTATTAAATCATTAAATAAAGCAAGTAATAAATATATTTCGGATGCTCGTAAAAGAGAAAAAGAATATATAAAACAAAATGGTGACTTTGGTAGATCTTATCACTCAACCCCATTGACGAGAGATCCTGATTTTATAAGTTTTAGAGATTACATTGGACAAAAATCATGGGAGTTTTTAGATCACCAAGGTTTTGATATGTCACAATACGCAACTATATTTAGTGAAATGTGGGTGCAAGAGTTTGCTAAAAAAGGTGGTGGTCATCACTCAGCACATATACATTGGAATCAACACGTATCAGGTTTTTATTTTTTAAAGTGTAGTGATAAAACTTCTTATCCAAGATTTCATGAACCAAGAACTGGTGCAAGAGCAACTAAATTAAAAATGAAACCTAACGTTCAACTTGCCCCTGGTTCAGAAATAATTCATTTTAAACCAAAACCAGGATCACTTGTAATATTTCCGGGATACTTAGAACATGAATTTACAGTTGATCATGGCATTGAACCATTTAGATTTATACATTGGAACATACAAGCTGTTCCTAAAGATATGGCTAAAGATGGTAACTAAAATTAATAACATTCTTCCTTTTCAAACCAATAAAGACATTATTAAAATTTTAATAAATGAAGCTAGATGGAAAATAGCAAGCGACACCGGAAGGTTTGAAGGAGAAGAGCGAAACACAGATGTAAATAAAATGTTGGACGAAAATATAAATAACGCAGGTTTTTCTCATGTAACGTTTGATAGAAAATTTAATCTTCGCATCAACACATCACTTAATTTATATGGCGATATTATTTTTTATACGATTAAAAACAAACTTAAAACAATACAAACTTTATACAGGCTTTATTGGAATTATTATGACACTTCTTCAAAAGCTGCTTTGCATAAAGATGAATTAGAAGATGGTTATTATTCTATTATATATAATTTACATACTAATGATGGTGGCACTGAAATAAATAATAAATTTTATCCTAGCATAGAGGGGCAAGCTTTAATTTTTCCTAGTAATGTTTGGCACAAAGGTATAGCTAGTACTAAGTCCAAACATAGATTTAACTTAAATATGATTGTAAAATGACTATTAAAATAATAGATAATTTTTTACCAAAGAAAGAATTTAATCAAATACAAAATACTTTAATGAGTGATCAATTTCCTTGGTTTTATCATGACTATGTATCTAAACCTTCAGAAAAAAATAAATTTTATTTTAATCACAATTTTTATAATGACCTTCAACCACAAAGTAGCTTTTTTAATTTATGGGTAAATACATTAAACAAATTACAAATTAAAAGTTTAATTAGAATAAAAGGCAATCTTCACACAAAAGCTGAAAAAATGATGTATAATAATTTTCATTATGATTTGCCTTTTAATCATAAAGGTTGTATTATGTATATAAACAACAATAATGGTTGCACATATTTTAAAGAAGGAGAGACAGCAGTAGAACCGAAAGAGAATAGAGTTGTTTTATTTGATCCAAGTATAGAGCATAAAAGCTCTAGATGTAGTGATAGTAAAATTAGGATAACTATAAACTTTAATTATTTTTAATGAGCTTTAAAAAAAATAAATACGTAATTATCAAAAATGCTATTAAAAAAGATTTAGCAACATTTATTGCTAATTATTTTTTATTAAAAAGACAGGTAGCTAGAACTTTTTTTGATACAGGATACATATCACCTTTTACAAATGAATGGGGTGTTTGGAGCGATTCACAAGTGCCTAATACATATTCACATTATTCTGATATAGCAATGGAAACTTTATTGTTGTTGTGTCAACCTATAATGGAAAAAGCAACAGGATTAAAATTAGATCCTAATTATTCATATGCTAGAATATATAAAAAAGGTGACGTATTAAAAAAACATAAAGATAGATTTAGTTGTGAGATATCAACTACTTTGAATTTAGGTGGAGATAAATGGCCCATATATCTTAAATCAAATAATAAAAAAATTAAAGTAGATTTAAATCCAGGGGATATGTTAGTTTATAGAGGATGTGATTTAGAACACTGGCGAGAAGTTTTTAAAGGTAAAGATTGTATACAGGTCTTTTTACACTACAATAATTGTAAAACACCTGGGGCTGATAAAAACATATTTGATAGACGTAAACACTTGGGATTACCTTCATGGTTTAAAAGAAGTGAATGAAAATAAAATATGAAATAACTCCTGCATTTAAAATAGAGTTTTTTAAAATAAAATGTTGTGATTTTAAAAATAAAAGAGAACACATAGAAGAAATATTAAAACAATATCCAGAGATGCCTATTAGTAATTTTAATAGTAATAGAAACAAAGCTGATTTTACTTGGCAATTAAAAGAAATATTTAAAGATGAATTTAGTTTAATAAAAGCTAGATACAATAAAGGGATAAATATTAAACATGCCTGGTCTGTAACTTATAATAAAGGTGATTATCACATTCCTCACAATCACAGTTCTCAAGGTTATTCTGGTATTATTTATTTAAGAATGAAAAAAGATTCTCCTAAAACAAATTATATACAACCTTGGAATAGTGAAAAAGATATGACTAGATCTTATAGTCCCTCTGTAGAGGAAGGTGATATAATGATAGTGCCTCAATTTCTATTACATTATACTGAGCCAAATAAGCTTAAGTTTAAAAAAAGGATTATTTCTTTTGATTTTTTCTTAAAATAGTTTTACTGTAATAGTATGCTACAAAAAATAGGATTTCAACCGGGCATTAATAAACAAATCTCAGAAACCACAGCAGAAGGACAGTGGGTTGACTGCGATAATGTTAGATTTAGATATGGATCTCCTGAAAAAATAGGGGGATGGAATCAATTAGGCACTATAAATGAAAATGAACTTACGGGAGCTGGACGGGGTCTTCATCATTTTGTTAACAGTTTAGGTAGAAGATATGCTATTATTGGCACAAACAGAATTTTATATGCTTTTTCTGGAGGTGTATTTTATGACATACACCCTATTAAAACTACAACAACTCTTACAAGTGCATTTACCACGACTAATGGATCACCAACTGTTACAATAACTTTCTCAACAGGTCATGGTATTAATCCGCAAGATATAATTTTATTAGATAATTTTACAACAATTACAGGATCTAATTTTTCAGCATCAGACTTTGATGATAAAAAATTTATGGTAACATCTGTTCCAACAACGGAAACGATAACAATTACGATGCCATCAAATGAAACAGGTTCTGGTGCAACAACATCTGGTGGTATTAGAGTAAGGCATTATTTTCCTGTTGGATCTGCGGTTCAAGAAAAAGGTTTTGGTTGGGGTCTTGGATCTTGGAGTGGAGAAGCTTCAAACCCGGTTACAACAACTTTAAATGGAGCGTTATTGAATGATACTGCGGGTACAGGTGGATCTGGAACATCAATTGTTTTAACAGACGCTTCTCAGTTTCCAAGCTCTGGAACTAATTTTATACAAGTGGGAAATGAAGAGATATCTTATACAGGAGTTACGGGAGGCACTACGTTAACAGGTATTACAAGAGGTGTAAGAAATTCAACACGATCAGCCCACAGTGATGGAGCAACAGTCACTAATACGTCTGACTTCGTGGCATGGGGTGAGGCAGCGTCAGGTGACTTAGTATTAGAACCAGGTATGTGGTCATTAGATAATTTTGGTGATAAAGCAATTTGTTTAATACACGACGGTGAGGTGTTTGAGTGGGACTCTTCTTTATCAAACGCAACAGAAACAAGATGCACAATTATATCCGGAGCACCTACAGCATCAAGACACATGGTGGTATCCACACCAGATCGTCACTTAGTATTTTATGGAACAGAAACAACAATTGGTAGTAAAGCAACTCAAGACGATATGTTTATTAGATTCTCGGATCAAGAAGATATAAATACATATACACCTACAGCAACCAATACAG